GCAGATTCAGGCATTAGCTTTTCACAAGGAGTGATTGATGATGCTAATGCGAACGGCAAGGTTTCACACAAGATTTATACTGTCATTCGTCATGTTAGTGGTGAAGAAAAGATCATCTACGGTGATTCATTCCCAGATGATTCAAATATGCAAAAGCAGGGTGCAAACGAAACCTATGCTAAGCGGACAAGTTTGTGTCTAGCATTCGGTATTGTTGCAGATGATGATGACGATGGGCAAGGTGTTTCATTACTTGAACAGTATCAGAAAAAAGAAGAGGAAAGCAAACTTAAAGTTATTGCTTACCTTAAGGACAACATTAAGAAAGTTAATAAAGACGTTTCTGAACGAGTATTTGCCGTCTTAGGTAAGAAAGATAAGACGTTAGATCATTTGAGTTATCGTCAAGCTTTAATTTTAAGCGGGGCATTGATGTATGAGCTTTCAAGAGAAAACACCGAAGAATAGGAAGGTATGTGAAGAATGAGACAAATTACAATTTCTGGAAACATTGGAAAAGATGCAGAACTACGAAGTACTAACAATGGCATGCAAGTGGCTAACTTTAATGTAGCTGTACGACGGAATCGACCAGATAATAACGGAGAATATGGCACTGACTGGTTCAGATGTTCAGTGTGGGGAACTAGAGCTAGTACGGTAGAAAAATTCTACAAAAAGGGTAGCCATGTATTAGTAACTGGAAGCTTATCAATCAATGAATACAACGGTAAAACACAACTTGGTATTGACGTATCAGAATTTGATTTACCAGATAACCACAATGCGAATAATACTAATCCTACAAATAGGAATAGCAATAATTCATTTAACAATGGTAGTCAATCAATTGATATTGGTGACGATAGTTTACCTTTCTAAGGTGATGTAAATGCAGAGAGCAAGAGCGGAACAACGAGGCAGAGATTTGGTAATTCATCTCGATAGACCACTGAATCAATACCATTTGGAGACAGTAAGCGGTGGGCAAGGCGAGTTCTACGTTGATTTTGAAGTGGCAGACCCAAGGAGAGCAAGAGTACAGCAACGAAGATTATTCTTCGCGTTGCTCCATGACATTGAAACTCACTTCGTAGTGCCAAGTGGATTTTTAAAATCAATGTTCTATACCCAGTACGAGTTTTATACCGCAGGTAAGTATATCAGCTTATCAGACACCGCAGAATCGTCTGTTAACGATGCTAATACGTTACTAGACCTAGTTATCGATTTTATGTTCGAGTGGCATGTGCCGTTTAAAAAAGGCTATGAGCTGTTACCAAAAGAAGAGCAGTACTTTATCTACCAATGTTGTAGACATCGTGTCTGTCTCGTTTGTGGGGAACACGCTGACATTCATCACGTCGACGTGGTTGGGCGAACGAATCGAAACAAGATTGACCATTCAAAACGGCATGTACTGCCACTATGCAGAGCACATCATGGTGAAATTGAATCAATAGGACCGATTAAGTTTTCTGAGAAGTATCACGTCCCAATTGAAGGGGTAAAACTTAACGTTAAAGATTTAAAGAGGTTAGGAATACGAGGAAATTATGAAAATAACGATTACGAGAGTCAAAAAATATAACGCTCAATGGAACAACGTTGTTTGTGTAGACGGATTACCAGTTGCGATAGCTAAATCAATGAACAGGGCAGGACAAATAGCTGCGTACATTCAAGGGATGAAAGCAGAAGTGAACGATGGGACTTTAAAAAAACAATCTTTAAATAAATGGAGAGATAAATACATTGGCACAACGAAGGATGTTCAGTAAAAAAATAACCGACACAGACACTTTTCTAGACATGCCACTATCATCGCAGGCGTTGTATTTCCATTTAAATATGCACGCTGATGACGATGGCTTTGTATCGAATGCCAAAACGGTTAAGAGAATGATTGGGTCTAGTGATGACGATTTAAAACTACTCTTAACTAAGAATTTTATATTTGCGTTTGAATCTGGTGTGGTGGTAATTAAGGATTGGAAAATTCACAATTATATCCGCAAAGATACTACAATACAACAATTTATGGTGATGAAAAAGAGCAATTATCTCAAGATGAAAATGGTTCGTATACGCTAAGTCCACGTGCCGTCGACGAACCGTCACCACAGGTTAGGTTAGGTAAGGATAGGTTAGGTAAGGATAGTAATATATATAGTTCATCTAACGATGAACCGCATATCGACTTGGAAACATTTAAAGAGATTATTAGCTACCTGAACGAAAAAGCAGGAACTAAGTACCGAGCTAGTGGATCTAAAACACAACGATTAATTAAAGCAAGATTTAATGATGGCTTTAATGATGAAGATTTCAAGAAAGTAATCGATATTAAAGTAGCTGAATGGAGTGGTACAGATATGGCTAAATATTTGAGACCAGAAACTCTGTTTGGCACTAAATTTGAAAGCTACTTAAACCAAGAAGTTAAGAAAAGCAAAACAAATAAAGGCGGTGATTCGTATGGAGGACTTGAGTTTTAATCTTTTAAATCAAGCTAATTTAACTGATGAATATTGTAAAATCCACCCTAATCAGAAACTAGTGAGAGTAGGTGATGAACACGAACCTTTTTGTGCATTATGTGTTAGAGAACAACGAGAACAGCACTTGAACGATTTAGTGCTAAAGGGGGTACTTAGCAACTATCATCGAGGATTTAGGGACGTTTTGAGAAAAGATTCGATCATAGATGATGAAGACCTATGGGAAGCAAGCTTTGAAAACTACGAGGTCAATAGTGGTACAGAAGCAGAAACTAATTTAAAAAAAGCACGACAGATTGCATATAAATATATGGATCGCAATTATCAAGCTAATACCATTATTACTGGTAACCCCGGAGTTGGTAAGTCTCACTTAGCAATTTCAATGTTAAAGGGCGTTAATGAGAATATTGAACCTAACGCTTCATGCTTGTTTGTTTCAGTAAATGAACTGTTGCGATTGATTAAGGATTCATTTAATCATCCTGATAGCTATTACACCGAATCTAGGATGGTGGATTTGCTCGGTAAGGTTAGTTTGCTTGTATTGGACGATTTGGGCAGTGAGGCTTCGTTTAAGCGTGATAACAGAGAAGCAAGTGAATATGTACAGCAAGTATTGTTTGGCGTCTTAAACAAGCGAAATCGGACGATTATAACCACAAATCTTAATAGTGATGAATTATCTAAGATTTACAATCCAAAATTGTTAAGTCGAATGTATAAAGGCGTTATGAAAAACGATGGAATTATTAAATTTAAAGAAACTCAAGATAAAAGGATGGCGATATTCTAATGTGTGAAATATGCAAAGGAACTGGAAGAGTATATGTTGAAAGTTCGATTGGAGTAGAAGTTAGTCCGTGCCCTAAATGTAATAAGGCTTACCGTAAGAGAAAAGGGTACGAGTAATGATTAGACTAACAATACCAGGTGAACCAGTAGCGGCAAGTAGACCACAAGTACCTCGATTTGGTTCACCATATTATAAGGAACCATATAACACGTACAAAAAGACTGTTCGAAAAATAATTGAAAAACAGTATACAGATAAAGTGATTCTAGAACCACTTTATGTACAGATTAAATTCTATCGATCGGTACAGAAAAGTGTTTCAAAGGTGGAACGTCAAAGAAGGTTGTCAGGACTTCATAGACCAACGATGAAACCAGATATAGATAATCTTTTTAAAGCGGTCACGGATGCTTGTACAGGAGTCGTATGGAAGGATGACAACCAGATTGTAAGTACTAAGTCCGACAAATTCTATTCAGAAGAACCACGAGTAGAAATTTATGTGGAGGAGCTATGAATTTTAAAAATTTAACTAGTGAAGAACGCATTGTGGTTAATTTTATTAACGAGGCTTTTGAAGAACGCAATCAAAACATGATAAGCACTATTGTTTGGATCAATAACCACACTAACTATTTAGTTAATCAGCGTCCAGACGTACACAGAGCGATGAACAATCTAACAAACAAGCAAATTAACCATGTGATTGCAGAAATATTATTACCATTTTAAGGAGATCAAATCGTGGAAGAAGACATAATACTAACTAAAAATGACCAATTTTTATTAATACAAGTTAATGAAGATGGGACAATTGTTCAAGCCAATTGCATGGGTGTGATAGATGTGATTGACGGTTTAGCAGATAACGTAAAGCTATTATCTGAAAAAATAAATGTTCCAATTGATGAAACAATATCAGCGATTGGGAAACTAGCGAAAGCAAAGAGCGTGGAAGAATTTAAAAATATCAGAAATTAAAAAGCGACACAATCGACCTAGAAGTTAAGAGTCAAACAGAGATGTTTAAGCAAGAGTGAGGTTAATAATCCTATGAAAAAACGTACAGAAATGACAGCAGAGGATATCATCCGTGAATTGTATGGCAATAATTACACTTTGCAAGAATTAGATCGGATTAAAGAAGCACTTGAAGAACAGTATCAAGAATGGCGTAAACGTAATTTTAACTAGGAGGAACGAAAACAATGTACGTAATCAAAAATACAGCAAATGGAAAATATTACCGAAAGCTAGGAGCAGAAACACATCAATATGTGGGTATCGAAAATGCCACTCCTTTTAGTAAGTGGAAAAAGGCAAAACAAAAAGCAGATATTTTACACGCTGCGATTAGTCCAATTGGTGAACAAATTAATTTTGAGGTCAAGCAGCACAAGTTTTACGTGTTAAAGAATCAAAATGATAAAGGCTACATGAATCAAGTTTCGTATAGTGCACCGAAAGACAAGGCGATTATGTTTGCTAGTGAAGAAGACGCTAAGCGTGAAGCAATTGATCTAGCTACCGCTATGGCAAGAGTTGGTGTCGAACTTAGTTTTAAAGTGGAGGAACTCTAATGCAGCGTCAAAAAGCTAAAACTGCAGAAAGCCATACGAAGCAATATATAATACAGAAGGAGGTATAAACAATGTTTAAATTGATTGGCAATGTATCTAAAAAAGTATATTACGAGGCAGAAAATGCTTCTGATTTGAATAAATGGCGATTAGATAACTTCATCAAGGGCTCTCAAGCAGATGGACATACAGTCAGCCAATATGATGCTCCAGAAGCCATGGTGATTGTGAAAGCTAATTCGGTTAAATTAAAAGAAGAACACTTGCGTGATCTATTGGATGAAGGCAAGTATGAAGAATACCGAAGAATAACTATGGGGAATTCTAGCCGTGATATTGAAATATATGGTCGTGGCAAAGATAAACCAGAGCTTATTAATCGGCGTAAAAAGGTTGAGAAACTATTCAGACAAGGGATTATAAATACCGCTGAAATTGCAAGTAGAGTACAGATTGCAAGAAGTACGGTGAATTTTGACCTTAGGGCATTACGTAAGACTTATCCCGAACTAAGGCAAAAAAGAGCTAGATCATAAGATTATCAAAAAATAGCAGAAAACCAGCAGAAGAAATCGGTGGTAAAGCTTATAAAATTAATCTAGAAGAGGTGGATTAAACGCTATGTCAAAAGTTAAGAAGAGAGTTAGACCAACAAAAGAACAGTGGCACGAGCTTAATCATTTATTAGATGATGTGGTTGAAATCGGTCATGTTAACGAACGAAATTGTAGATGTAGAAAATGTACAAAATTAAATAACTATTCAAAATCCATTGGTTTGTTAGACAAGGAAGAGACTGACGATGGGCGATGGGACAGACGTAGACTGGAAACAAAACATCGTCATGAAAAAGATGCTATTAAAGTTACTAAGCTGGCTTATCAAGGATGTAACAGGAAAGAAATCGCTAGTAAAATTAAACGTAGTAAAGATTATGTTAGCAAGTTAGCAGTGGAATTTGACATTGAAATCCAAAAGAAATAAAAAAGCATCCCTCATAGAGGAACGCTTCGTAGCAATATATCCAACAAATATTATTATACTACGGGAGCTGAGGGCGTGTCATTATTACCAGAATTAGATGAAGTTAAGACCATAGTAAAAGTTAAATGTTTTTTTGAAAAAGAATTCTCAACATTGCAGAACATGGCACATACTGCATTTGTCGATATTAAATCGCCAGTAATTAGTGGCATGCCAGTATCCCATAGTACTGATAATGGGGCGGAAGCTAAAGTTACTTTACATGCTTATGCTAAGGAAATGCTAGAAAAAGTGATTGAAGCATGTGGTGGATTGGATTATGATCATCGCCACGTATTAGAACTGCGTTATTTCAAACGATTAACTTGGTCGGAAATTGAAGAGTTAACAGGTTACAATCGAGGCTATGAAAATAAAAGATTAAATGAAGCTTTACTACAATTTGCATGGGCATTTGTGGATATTGAAGATTTAAGAGTGTTCAAAAAGTAACAAAATCAGTACAAATTGGTTACACAAAGCATACAAGAACCGGTTTATATTAGTATTATCGAAAGATTAGTAAATGACTTGGATTTCCTCCAGAAGACAAAGTACAAATTAATCTTTCAAGTGAGACAAATGGTTAACAAGCACGATTCTTTTCGACAAATAAATTATTAGGAGACGTATAGCTTGTTGTAAGGTTCGATTCCTTGCTGTCTTATTACCACTAAGGTGGTATATCTCCAATAGTTTTATCTGCGTGATAGAGTGGACGCTCTATCTTTTTTATTGTTTAATTAAATTGCAGATGAAACAATATGGAGGAAACGTTATGGATTTAAATTTAGTAAGAGATATTATTAATGGTAATGAAACAACTATAGACTTATACTTTACCGAAAAAACAACAGATGGTTATTGTTCACAAGTGGCGGATATAGCTAATGATAGAAATGGAATTAATGTATTAGATTTTATTAAAGAGCTAGTACTAACAACGGTTAACGATTTGATTAATCAGAATAACGAAATTGTTGATTATAATCCTACGGGTATAGCTGATGGGACTTTAGAAATAACAGACTATGATTACGTTAATAATCGTGAAGAAGTGTTAGAAAGTTTTGAACTAGCGGATGGAGAACAGTTAGAGGAAAACGCTGATAATTTAAACTTTTACACACTTGTATTTCAGAATGGTACCGATGTTGTTAGAATAATGAGAAGAGTTTCTAAGTTTAAACGATTATACTCTAAGGGTCTTATTGTTGGTTTCCGTGGTAATCAAATTAATAGAATAGATAGTAAAATGATTGGTATGGACGGAAGCATAGATTTAATTGATTTTAATAATCAAATTTTAATTTTGAACCATGTAGCTTTAGAGCGAATTTTTAATCTACAAGAAAAATTTGAAAATACAGCACGAAATACGTTGAATAAGCTACGAAATAATGCTAATATTGCTAACTTCGATGCTTTTGAAGAAGATTGTTTAGGGGATAAAAGGATTCAAAGAATACTTACTAAAATGTCTAGTGAAGACATCGATTGGGAACACTGCTTAGAACAATTTGAAAATGTAGTTGATATTATCAATACATTTGAGTTAAATATAGATTATCATAGGGTACCAGTAGACCAGATAGCCTATGAGGATAAGTTGCAAATGATGGATTTTGTAAGACTAGTGAGAGATGCCTATTATAGAACAATGATTAATAATCGCACAGGAATAACGAGCAAAATATAAGAGGGGGATAGTATGAAGAATAATTGTATAAAGATGTTTATGTTTATTTCTTCGTATTTGCCACTATACCTTTTTATAGCAATCGTTAAAATTGACCGTGTCATGAGTTTGATCACTTTTAAAAATGGATTAGTAAAAGAAGCCTGGTTAATATTTATTGTTTTTGTACTTTTGATACTAATATCATTAGTTGTTCCATGGATGATGGTGTCTGGTAAAGCTTCTTCACATAGCATTAGGGCAGATCACGTTGAGCCGAGTAGAGATACTATAATTAGCTACATTGCGACATATATTGTACCAATGACTAGCTTAGCAAATGAAGAGGTTAGTAGTTACGTGGTTATCGCAAATGTTGGGTTATTTATGTTGACTGGATTATTGTATGTTCGTCTAAATTTAATTTACTTGAATCCGGTGTTAGCTCTTTTGGGATATATTCCATACTTCGCTGGAGAGCAGGTTATTATCTCTGATATACCATATAGGTATTTTATTAACAGTAAAAGAAATTGGAACGGTACACATATAAGCTCATTTATAGTTGTGATAAGAAAAAAGGATAATCAACTGCATTTAGAATAGGTTAATTATAAGAATAATAATGGTACTTAAGTCACATAACTTAATTGTTGTGTGGCTTTTTATTATGGAGGCAAATGGTATGGATATTGAAAAGCCAAAAGATAACTTAGATATATTTATTAAAACGTTAACTTATTATCAAAGGATACATTTGGTAATGAACTACAATACTTTATTTTTCGGATGTAATAATTCTGATTCGTATTCCAAAGCATTAGATCATTGTGACGATGATGACGTTAGATATGCTTTGAAGTGGTTAATGAATATGGGCAACTTGAAAGGATAAAGAATGGACAGCAATTAATTTAAGAAACGGAGGAAGCAACATGCCAAGGACAAGAAGATGTCGCTACCCTAACTGCCATGCAATGGTTACGTTCCCTGACCACTATTGTAAGCAGCACTATGAACATGAGGCTGAGTACTTGGCTAGTCGGCAACGTTGGTCACGTGGTAATGATAAACAATACACACACAAGTACAACACGGTCACTCGTTATCGCAATGAAGATAAGCGTCAACAATACAGCTTCTATCGAACAAGGCAATGGTCACACCTAAGGCAACAAGTCTTAGAACGTGACCATTACTTATGTGCTTACTGTAAAGTGCAAGGCGTTATCACACCTGCTAAGACAGTCGATCACGTTGTGCCAATAGAGTTTGATGAAACATTGAAAGCTAACGTTGATAACTTAGCTGTTATATGTGGGAAGTGTCACCGGGCTAAGACAGACTGGGAGCAGGCGTACTACGGGACTGGACAAGGTAACGAATTGCAAAGCGTAACACCGGTTAATGATGTACCAGCAATCGTTGTGTTAATGAATAAGGAGCAATGAATATGGAACATTCTAAAGAAGAATATGAAGCTATTGCAAACGAGATATTAGCAGTTCTTATGAACCCTGAATCGTTTGCATCGTTTAACGAGACAATTGATGATTCTAACGCTATTGGAATTAAATATATTGTTAAATTGGTAAACGACAAAGCACCAGAATTAATGAGCAATGTTTATGATAAATACAAATTCAAGGGGAAATCCGAACTAGAAGTAATTGGTAAAGTCGTACGATATGTCTATCAACAAACGACCATTAAAAAGAACGGAGAATTATATGAATTAATTATGCCAGACGTTTTAAACCAGTCTAATTTGCGTTCTAAGGAATAATATAACAATCAGGTGTAATTATACTTGACGGTAATTAAAACAACCCCCCGCCCCTTATAAGCTCATGAAAGAGCACACACATTGCCGTCATCTTGTGATAGAAACAATTTTTGAAAATTTTTAGGTAGGGGGGGTCACCAAATAATGAAAGGAGGCATATAAAATGAAAAAAGTGGATAAAGACGTCAACGACGGGAAATTATCACGTACACCTCCAGCTTACTTAGGTCGGCAGGCTAAGGTCGTTTGGCGTCGATTAGTGCCCTTTTTAGAAGACAATACCCCGGTTAAGCGCATTGATAGCGGGCTTGTAGAGCAATATGCTTCCCAATACGAGATTTATCGCAATGCATATAAACATATTCAGGAAAACGGTGAAGTCCAAGCAATTTATAAGACGTTGCAAGATCAGAGCGGTCAAAAAATCGGTAAAGACTTCGTGGGCTACAAACGTAATCCGATGACTCAAATTTACGACTCAGCAGTTAAGAATCTGACGAAGCTAGGTGCTGAACTAGGCTTATCACCAAAGTCTCGTAGTGATTTAATCAAGTTAAACTTAGATGACCACAAGGACAATCGAAGCGTCACTGATCGTATGAAAGAGTTCTTAGGTGGGTAATAAATTGAAAGGGGGTGATTTTACGAATATTGACCTTACTCAATCACACGATGTACTAGGAGCATACCGTGAAATTGATGTTAAAAATATTCGTGATGAATATACAGATGCAGGCACTCAATACGCTTTAGACGTTTTAGATCAGAAGATAACTACTGGTTATTTGATTAAGTTAGCGGCTTTCCGCCATATTAGAGATTTGCAACGGCAAGGTAGTGCTGACTTTCCCTTTACTTATTCGGTAAAGCGAGTGGATCAAGTGCTTAAATTCGCTTCCATTTGTCCAAACGTTGATACAGGTGAGCCAACTAAACTAATGCCGTGGCAAAAGTTCATTATGGCGATGCTGATTGGCTGGCGTAATGATGATGGTGGTAAACGGTTCTCACGTGCAATTGTTTCAGTAGCTCGTGGGCAAGGTAAAACCTACCTTATGGCGATTATAACTGCCTATAGTTTTCTAATTGAGTCATTAGGATTATCTAACCAAGATTACTTAGTATCTTCTATTAATTACAAACAAACTAGTAAGATTCTGGGATACATTAAATCAATGCTAGCCAAAATTGCAACAATTGAACCATTTAAGGCACTGATTCAAGATAGTGGGCTAGATACACGGACGTTGTCATCCCAATCTGATCAGGTTGTTATGAGTAGCAACAACAATAAGCTGCGAGCAATTAGTCATGAAGCCGGTCAGTACGATAGTTTTCACTTCACAACGGCTATTTTTGATGAAATTGGTGAAATTAAGACCCGACAAAAGATTTCTAAAATCGTTTCTGGTCAAGTTAAGGTGCGTAATAAGCAATTTATTCAAATTTCAACGGCATATCCTGATCCAACCGTGCCATTCCATGATGATGAGCGTATGATTCAGCAAGCCATGGAACAAGATTATTTGCGTGATGCTGATACATATTTGGGGCTTATCTGGTCGCAGGACAAACTAGATGAAACTTACAAGCCCGATACATGGGTTAAAAGTAATCCCTTGCTAGATTTACCAAGTCAACGAGAAGTGCTACTGAACGGCTTGACTGATAAGCGTGATTCTGACGCTTTGTCTGGCACACTCAACGATTTTCAAAACAAAAACCTTAATTTGTGGCTAGAGCAATCGGCTGATAGTTTCTTGAAACTACCTGACGTTGAAAAAGCTATTGTCCCATCATTTAATTTTGATGATCGACAAGTTTATGTTGGTTTTGACTATTCGATGTTTAGTGATAACACGGCATTAGCGTTTGTATTCCCTTATCGTGATTCTAATGGTAAGCCACGGTGGTTTATTTACCAGCATAGTTTTATTCCATGGCAGAAAGCCGGTTCAATTGAATCTAAAGAAAAGCAAGATGGTATTAACTATCGAGACTTAGCTAAAAAAGGATTTTGTACAATTAGCAGTCACCCCCAAGGATTAATCAATGACGAGCAAGTTTATCAGTGGTTGCTTAAATTTGTTGAGCAGCACTGCTTGGAAGTTGTTTTCTTTGGTTATGACGCTTGGGGATTAACGCCTACAATTAAACAATTAGATTTAAATTCTGGGTGGCCGTTACAAGCCATTCGGCAGCGAACTAGTGAATTGAAAGATCCAACTAAGTTTTTGCAGACCATGTTTGTTGAAGGATCGGTTGACCGCTTCGATGATCGAATTATGGAAAAGGCGTTACTGAATGCTGAAATTTATGAAGATAAAATTGGTATTCAAGTTGATAAAGCTAAGGCTACATTAAAAATTGATGTAGTTGATGCGTTAATTGATGCTTTATTCCAAGCTATGTATCACTTTGAAGACTTTGCAGATGTAAACAATCCTGATAAACAGGTCGAACGTATGAACGAAAAACAAGTTCTTGAATGGTTTAATAATCCGGAATCGGGATTGCTAGGAGATGATATTGAATGATTTTTAAACAATTTTTTGCAACTATCTGGCGTTACTTTGATGTGTTGTGTTTTATTCTAGGTATGATTGCTGGAGTATATGCAGCCTTTTTATTTGGTAAAGCACAAGGCGTTCTAGCAATTGCTGTAGCGTTATTTTTAGTTGGCTGGCTTGCAGAAGTCATAACAACTGGCCAAAAAGGAGGTGATTAATAATGCCTTTCTTTGAACCACCAACAGTAAAAAACAATTCCGTTAATATTCAAAGCGTTCCAGTGGATGACGACAATATTGTTAATTATTTGTCACCGACTGGCGATAATGAATATGTTAGTGCCAAAGACGCTTTAGAAAATTCGGATATTTATTCAGCAGTCAATCAAATATCTGGAGACTTAGCTACTATACAGTTAACTGCCAACATGCCACGAGCACAAGGAATTCTAAACAATCCTAGTACGACAGCTAACGGACATACGTTCTGGCAATCCATGTATTCACAACTTCTATTGGGTGGTGAATGCTTTGCTTATCGCTGGCGCAATCCTAATGGTTTAGATTTACGTTGGGAATATTTACGACCTAGCCAAGTACAAACTTACTTATTAGATGATGGTAGTGGTTTAACCTATACGATTACCTTTGACGAGCCTGATTTGGGTGTTCTTCAATATGTACCGCAGTCTGACATGATTCATATTCGTTGGGCTAGTACCGATGGCGGTATGACAGGTAACAGTCCATTAAAAGCACTATCGAGTGAGTTACAAGTCAAAAATTCATCTAATAGTTTAACGTTAGCTGCATTAGCACGTTCAATTAGCGCACCGGGCGTTCTATCTATTCAGCATGGTGGACTGCTAAGCGAGAAAATGAAAGCTAGCCGCTCACGTAACTTCATGAAACAGGTGAACAGTTCCAACGGTGGCCCAGTCGTTATTGATCAACTTGAAGATTATAAACCGCTAGAAATGAAAGCCGATGTTACTAAACTTTTAAGCCAAACAGATTGGACGAGTAAGCAAATTGCTAAAGTCTTTGGTATTCCTGATAGCTATTTGAATGGTCAAGGTGATCAGCAAAGTAATATTGACCAAATTAAAGGTATGTACACCAATGCCCTTAATCGCTATTTACAGGCGATTTTAGCCGAGTTGGATAATAAGCTTAACGCTAAGATTACAGCCAATATACGCACTGCTGTAGACCCATTAGGAGATTCATTTGCAGCTACCCTATCGGGACTAACTAAAGATGGCACAATTGCTAATAATCAAGCAACTTGGCTATTACAACAAACTGGTTATTTCCCAGATGAAATGCCTGCTGCTAAATCAGAAAAAGGAGGTGATAATGATGACAAAGAAAGTGATGATTAAAGGCGATATTGTTGATGATCAAACAGCCGGTTTCTATCAGTTCTTCGGAATGCCAGCAGTATCACCTTCGGGTGTTGCTGACATTTTAAATGATGACAGTGGCGATGACGATGACAGTGGTGATGATGAAGCACTTGAAGTTGATATTGCTTCCAATGGTGGCGATGTTTTTGCAGCTAGTGAAATTTACACTATGCTAAAGAACTATGCCGGCAATGTAACAGTTAACATTCAAGGCTTAGCTGCTAGTGCGGCAAGTGTAATTGCTATGGCTGGTGACCATATCAACATCTCACCAACTGCTCAAATCATGATTCATAAGGCTTGGTCACAACCAGCTGGTAATGCTGACGATTTGGAGCATGAAGCCAGTGTTTTAAATGGCATTGATCAATCAATTGCCAGTGCATATGAAGCAAAAACTGGCATGGATCAAGCCGACTTACTACAACTAATGACAAACGAAACATGGTTAACCGCTAGTGATGCCGTCGATAAAGGCTTCGCTGACGAAATTATGTTTGCTAATGATCAACAATTACAACCGGTGAACGCTATTTCACATATTCCACCTAAAGCTGCAGTTAACAAGCTAATGAACTTAATTTACAAGGCGGATAAGGATAAAGCTAAGCCGTCTAAAAAAGAAAATACTACTAATAGTCAATCTGCTGAATTACGAAACAGCAAATTGGCTATTTTATTTGAAAAAAATTAAAAGGAGGCCAACTAATGGCTAATATTAACACAATCAACGACGCTTGGATCGCCCAAGGTCAAAAGGTATCAGACTTAAACGACAAACTAAACGCAGCTGTTCTCGATGACAGCTTTGATCAAGAACAATTTAAAGCAATGAAACAAGACCGTGATAATGCGGTTGCCCGTCGTGACGCTTTACATGAACAATTAGAAGAAGAACGTAAGGCTCAAGAAATTGCCAATATGGATGATAAGGAAAAGACTCCACTTGATGATAATGAAAAAAACATCAAAGATGAGTTTATTAAGAACTTCCAAGGCATGATTAAGGGTGATCCTAAAGTTATGAACTTGGTAACTTCATCTACTGACGAAAGTGGCAATGCAATTGGTTTAACTATTCCCCAAGATATTCAAACAGCCATTAACACATTGGTTCGTAAATACGATTCATTGCAACAATACGTTAACCGAGAAGCTGTTACAACTCAATCTGGGTCACGAGTTTACGAAAAGTGGACTGACGTTACTCCATTAGCTGACTTAGATGATGAAACTGCTACGATTGGTGATAATGATGATCCTAAGCTATCCATCATCAAATACACAATTCATCGTTATGCTGGTATTACTACTGCAACAAATTCTTTGCTAAAAGATACAGCCGATAATATCTTAGCTTGGTTATCTGGATGGATTGCTAAGAAAGTTGTTGTTACTCGTAATGCTAAGATTATTGCAGCAATGAACGCAGTACCTAAGAAACCTACTTTGGCTAAGTTCGACGACATTATCACCATGATTAACACTGCTGTTGATCCTGCCATTAAGTCTACATCATTCTTAATGACAAATACTTCTGGTTTAAATGTACTTTCCGAAGTTAAGGACGCTATGGGACGTTACTTATTACAACCAGATCCAACACAACCAGATCAATACTTAATCCGTGGTAAACGCATTGTTGAAGTGGCTGATAAGTGGTTACCTAACGTTGGTACTGCTTCAGCACCAGCTTATCCACTTTACTATGGTGACTTGTCACAAGCGGTAACCTTGTTTGACCGAGAAAACCTTTCATTGTTGACTACAAATATTGGTGGTGGTGCATTTGAAAAAGACCAAACTAAGATTCGTGTAATTGATCGCTTTGATGTTGAAGCTACTGATGCAGATGCATTTGTTGCCGGTTCGTTCAGTGCAATTGCTGACCAACCAGCAAACTTCGCAGCTAGTGCAGCTCCAGCAACAGCTAGTAAATAATTAGTCAATTTATGTCGCCGATAAATACACAGTACAGTTACCATCTGGGCGGTTAAGTAAGGATGTGATAAAGTGGCAGCCAATTTAGAAACATTGAAATCATCTTTGCGAATTGATGGAGATGATGACGACGAGTTGCTAAACGGTTATTTATCAGCAGCCACTAGCTACATTAAACAAGCCGTTGGGGATGAAAATGTCGTTCCGGGTTTCTATGAAATGGAAGACGTGAGCAACTTGTTTAAAACGGCAGTTTATGCCTTAGCTGGTTCATACTGGTACTACCGTACATCAATTACTTCAAACACTGTTAATCAAGTTGACTTAGTTTTAGATTCAATCATTGGTCAATTGCGAGGTCTATACAACCAAAAGCAGGATGAGGTGAACGACAATGGCAATTAATAAGTTAACTCCAGTTGATTTTAATCAACGTATACAGATTGGCACGGTTAAAACTGTTCAAAACCCTATTAATGGAACAAGTAAACAGACATTTGTTAGTCAGTTCAGTTTATACTGTGCACCCTTTACACGATCAATTGCATCTTCGTATCAACTCACGGCTGAGCAATTAGAGCAAGTAGTAGTCATTATTAGGCATAATCCTAAAGTTTATGAGGGCATTAAGTGCCAGTATAAAGGTAAGCTTTACGATGTCATCAATGACAGCATAGATGATTCTAGTAATTATCTATCTTGCGATTATTTAACGCTCAAACAGGTTACTAAGGGGGCTTAGTTATGGCAAACGATAACATAGTCGACCAATTACAAAGCTGGCTTAAAGATGTCAAAAAGCTAGTCCCTGACGAAGCTGAACAGGAACGGATAACCACCGCCGGCGCTAAGAAACTAGCTGATAACTTAACCGAAGTTACACGAAAGAAACATTACAGCTCACATAAAGACGAGAAGTACGGACATATGGCTGATAATATAAGTTATAGTAACAACGACATAGACGGTGAACACGACGGCAGCTCAATTGTCGGGTGGACTAACAAGTTTCATGATATGAATGCCAGACGTTTAAATGATGGTACTAAACATATTAGAGCTGACCATTTTGTTGATGATAATTTAACTAACTCACAAGATGAAGTCTTTAACGCCATGCTAGATGAGTATAAGAAGGGTGGCGATGACTAATGCTATTACCAGTATCACAGGTATCCAGTATAGTTAATGCCCTCAATTTAACGTGGCTTGATAAAGTCTACCTGAATGAAATACCTAACGAAGATTTAGACAACACTGATACTACAGTCATGCTATTACAAGAAACTGATTCAAGTCCAGCCTATCATGCCAATAGCACGTTTAAAGGTTTAGCAATGGGGGTTGAGGTTCAAATCTTTTATAAGGTTGACCTAGAAGACGACTTTAATCCGATTGAAGCTGAAATAGCTTTGCTAAAAGCTCTTAAAGACGCAGGCTGGTTGATTGTAGCTAGTCAGCACCACACAACTGATCCAGATACCAACCAATTGACCAAAACAATTTACTTAACTAAAAATGAAATGATATAAAGGAGAGATTTATAAATGTCAAAACATAATATTGTAAAAGCAACTTTTGCTTTACTAGACGATAACGGAGACTTAATCAAAGACGCTACCAAAGGCCTATCTACTGACGGAATCTATGTTGCCGATCATAATGGCGAAGGTTTCAGTCAAATTAACGTATCCGCCATTGAAGCACCTGGAACTCCTGGATGGGGAAATGGACAAATCAAGCGTACAGCCTATGGTAAATCTATGCCTACACTAGCTTTAACTGCTTTAGATTTAGAATTCAAGATTAATCAAATGCTTAAAGGGTTTACGCAAAGTGCTACTACAGGTGCATGGGTACGTCAACTGCCTAAGCCACACGTTGCGATGATTGCTGAATCACAATCACTAGATGGTGACATTTCAATTTATGAATGCTTCAATAACATTGAATTCGTTGAAGAAGCATCTAATAACTCAACTGATACTAACAGTGAAGCAGCTTACTCAACAACTTTGAACGGTACTGTATTAACACCATTGAAACCTAACATTTTCTTAGCTGCTAATGGCGTACAGCAACCTTATATGATTGCCAAGTCAAATGACGCTAACTTCAGCCTAGATAAACTTATGGCTGAAACATTTGGTGGCTATACTAAATCAACAAGTGCAACAACCGTTGTAACACCTGGTAAATAATTATCTAAAGGCTTCCCTCAAATGGGTGGCCTTTTTAATACATACAAATTAAAACAAAGGGGTACAAATTACTATGAAAATCAATGCTAAAAACTACTTTAAAATCAATAAGACGGCCAATGTAACAGCAACTAATAATATCATTCGATTAGCTACTAAGATTCAAATTGGTATGTTGGAATCACATGATACTGAAAAAGAAATCACTGAACTAGACGCCATAAAAAATGACTTAGAATTGCAGGACGATATGGCCGATTTTGTGCAACGTGTAATGAAATACACTGATCAGCAAATGGAAACAATCAACGATACTATCTCAGTTGAACGGTTTGGTGAAGGTGTTGGTTACCTAATTATGCGCTTAAATGGTATTTCAGACGCTGATATTAAGTTATCTGAACAGAAGCAACGTAAAGCAATTAAAGACGCTAAGTCGTCAAAATAAGCCGGCACAAGCGTAACAGTGAGCTTAAAAAGGAAGTCCTAAAGTTGAAAAACCAGCAGGAAGACTTCAACTTGCTAGCTCAACAATTATTAACCGAGGGATTATCACCAAAAGAATTTGATGATAGTTCCTTTTTTAATACAATGGCGACTTTGAATGCTCGTAAGAAGGAAGATCGTGCTGAACTAGTCGACCCGCTCGAAGCCATTAGTCAAACATATGGCTTATAGCGCTTGTGCCTAAAAGGAGGTTAAAAAATAATGGCTAAAAAAGTAGTTGGTCGTGAGATGACCAGTAAGGTCGGCCTAGATGTTGCTGAGGCTGTAAAACCACTTAAGACGTTAACTGCAGCGGTTAAAGCTAACACTAGTGGATGGAAAGCCCAAGAGACGGCATTAAAGTCAGCGGGTGAGTATCAAAAGGCCGCCGCAGCTAGGGTAGACGGACTAGCTAAATCAATGGAGATGCAGAAGGCTAAAATTGATGAGTTAAAGTCCCGCCAAGCAGGCCTAAATAGAGATACTAAAGACGGTGAAGAACAATATTTAAAGCTATCTGACCAGATTAACAAGGCTAGTCGTTCGTATGACAGTATGGGTGGTCAATTAGATCGGGCTAAGTCTAAATTACAGTATTACAATTCAGGTTTAGCCGACCTACAAAAAGGTTATAAACAGAGTACAGCTTTAAGTGAATCCTATGTAAAGCGCCTAGAAGCCGAAGGCAAGTCAGCTGAAGCTAATAAGGCTCGTTTAGGTGGTTTAAAACAGGCCTATTCTAACATGGAAGCCCAGTACAAGGCACAAACTAACGAACTGGAACGGATTAAGACAGCCAGTGGTGCTACTAGTGACGCTTATAAACGTCAGCAAGTACGTGTTAATGAGACTGCCACAAGTATGGCTAAGCTCAAAAGTGAAACTAATGAGTTAGATTCAGCCATGAAGAAGTCTAATGCTAGTGGCTTCACTAGGATGCTCGATTCTGCCAAGTCTAAACTAGGCTTAGTCCGAGATGAAGAAAAGAAAACTAAGGACGATACCAAACATTTTGCCATTGGAGCTGCGATTGGTAACACAATCAGTAACGCCGCATCTAGTGCAATTGGCTACATGAAAGGGGTTACCAAACAAGGTTATGAACTAGCCGAAGCTGGAGCTACGATTAAGAAGCAGTGGACTAACTTAGGTTTATCCAGTGCGGACGCAACTAAAATGACAGCTCAAATTGGCGATATTCGTTCTAAGGCTAACATGTCCGGTGGAGCTATCGATCAGATGCAGAAGAAATTCTATGCGATGACCAACAGTGCCACTAAAGCTCGTGACATGACCGAGGTATTAGCTAGTTATGGTTCAGCCGCTGGTAAATCCGGCGACCAGATAGCCCGGTTGAGTCAAGGGGTAGCCAAGTTAAGTGGTAGTTCTAAAGTAACCGCCAGCCTATTTAAGCGGACATTCGGTCAGGTTCCTGAGCTTCAAAAGGCCATCGTTAAAGCTAGCGGTATGTCAACAGATGCTTTTAACAAGCAGCTGGCAGCCGGAAAGATAACCGGCTCACAATTGCAAGGCTATATGGTCAAGGCTGCTAAAACAAGTGGTAAAGCATGGTCAGAGTTTGGTGATACGACTAAGGGTAAGATGGCCGCCATTCAAGGTACTTACACTAACTTGAAAGTAGCGTTTGCCAAACCTTTAGTTGCTGGTGTTGAAAAGGCTATTGATGGAATTTCCGAGAAGAAGGGTGCTTTAGATAATGTTAAGAAGTCCTTAACCAATCTAGTTGGCACGCTTGGTAAGAAAACCGGACAGTATGTCGGTAACGTCATTAGTTTCTTAGCCAAGAATGAAAAGCCAATTGAGAAGACTGGCGGTGCAATTGCTAGTATTGTTGGCAGTCTAGCTAAGGGTGTATGGTCAGCTATAGCTGGTACTTTAAAGCTGATTGGCGGCCATTCTAAGGACGCCTCAAAAGGTATGAGCGGAGTGGCTGACGCTACTGCCGCCATTGCCAAGCATAAAGGTGCCATTGAAACCCTAGGTAAAGCTATTGTGACCTATTTTGCCATTTCTAAACTAGCAGGTATTGGTAAGGCCTTCTTAGGGATTGCTGGTGGTATTGGCAAAACAATTGGATTTATTAGGTCGCTAAGTACTGCTCAAAGGCTAGCCGCTAAAGCTAGTGGTGAAGAAACGGCTGCTCAATGGTTGCTTAACGCAGCTATGGACGCCAACCCAATTGGGATTGCTGTGGTTGCCATAGGCGCTTTGACAGCTGGACTAGTGTTAGCTTACAAGCACATTAAGCCGTTCCGTGAATGGGTAAACAAGGCATTCAAATCAGTGGTTAACTTTGGTAAGGGTATCGCTAAATGGGGCTCAAATATCGGAAAGTCAGTAGGTAAAGCCCTAGGCAATATGTCTAAAAAGTGGAATGGCTTTAAAAAGAGCTTTAGAAAGAGCTGGAACAGCCACTGGTCAGCCATGGGTAAGAGCTTAAAGGGTGCCTGGAACAGTTCATTGAAACACACTAGAGAGTTCTTTAGTGGTGTTGGTAAAACATGGAATGGCTTCAAGAACTGGTTTAGAAAAGTTTGGAATTCATATTGGAAATTTGTCCATGATTTTTATGCTGGTATTTTTAAAAAGATTGCTAAAGTTTTCAAATCTTGGACTAGTGCAATAGCTAAAGCATGGACTGGATTCAAGAACTGGTTCGGTAAAAAGTGGAACAGCATGTGGAATGGTGTTCATGACTTTTTCTACGGAATAACTAAAAAATTAAGCAAGACTTTTAGCAACTGGACTTCTGGAGCTATGGATACTTTAGGAAGTTTTGGCAATAAGTTCAAATCTGGTTGGAATGGACTTGTTAAAGGCGTTAAGGACATTTTTGGTGGCCTGTGGAAAGACCTTAAAGGCTTTGCTAGAGATGGTATGAACGATGTCATTGATATTATCAATAAAGGAATTGATGGCGTTGACTGGGTAATCAATAAGTTTGGTGGTAAGAAAAAGACTATTGGTGATTTAAGCCACGTTCATTTTGCAACTGGTACTGGTTCTCTTGGGAGTTCTAACTTTAGGCGCGCAATTAATTCAATTACACCCGCAATCGTAAATGATGAAGCTGGGGCAAGTAATCCAGAGCTTATCTTTAGAAAAGCAACGGGAACTGTTGAGTATTCTAAGCAAAAGAACGCTGAAACTATGCTGTTCCCAGGCGATGAAGTAGCTAATGCCACAGATTCAGCTAGACTAGCTCCGATGTTAGGAATTACACACTTTGCTGGTGGTGGAATTGGAAATTTCTTTGGAGGAATTATTAACGGAGCTAAGAGCATCTTTGGTAAGGTTGCCAGTGGCTTAAAAGGACTATTTGATATAGGAACTAAGATTCTATCTGATCCAGCTAAAGCATTGGAAAGTTTAATGCCGTTTTCTAACGGTGGTGCTAAAGGATTCTTCCCAACCATGGTTAAAGGTGGCTTCGATTTCGTTAAGAAGCAAGCTAAAACTTGGTGGTCAACATTATGGAGTATGGTTAACTTAAGCGGAGATGGTAGTGGTTCATACGGTGGTGGCTGGCAATCACCCGGTAGTGGCTGGACACACACTGATGGATTTGGTTCATCTCGTGGCGGTGGTCATGTTCACGATGGTAATGACTTCTCTGCAAGTGTAGGAACTGCATTTCATGCTATGCACGGCGGTACGGTTATCCGTGTTGGTAATCCTCCATCTGGATGGAGTCCTGTCGGTTATAACATCGTTACTCGTGATTCAACTGGTAAAGAAATTATTTACCAAGAATTTGGTAATGCTAAAGACGTTAGAGTCCATCAAGGACAGCATGTTAAGACTGGCGATACACTTGGTGTTCTAGGCCGTTCAGGATTAGGAACTGGACCTCATTTACACGTTGGTTTAACAAACGGTGGTTCAGTTTGGAGTAGAGGCGGATATAGCACTGCAGGTTGGCTGGATATTACTAAGCAACATGGTAAAGATAAAGGATCAGACGCTAGCAGTGATTCCAGTTCAAGTGGTAATAGTAACCTTCAAAAGATGATTAAATCACAAGTTGGCAGTGGATTCTGGAAGACCATTAGTAAGATAGCCAGCATGTTTGGCGACAATGGCGGTAGTGGTAATTCTCCTTCTGGACATATGAGTATGGGTGAATTTACTAATATTGCTAATCAAGCCGCTGACATTGGAGGAGTAAAATTATCAGCTAATGATATTAAGAGGTTGTATTGGCAAGCACATGTTGAATCTGGTGTAAATCCTGCTACTGGTGGTGGTTATGATGACCATGATGGTACAGGATTGCCTGTTGGATTATTCCAGTATAAAAAAGGTACATGGGATGCATGGGCTAAAGCTGGTCACAAGAATATTCATTCAGCACTCGATCAAGTCATAGCTGTTATCCGTGATAGTAATTGGCGTAGTGATTTAGCTCCGTATGGAGTTACTCGTGGTTGGGGTCCGTCTGGTCATAAGGCATTTGAGAATGGTGGCATTATCAATACTAACCAGCTAATCGAAGTTGCTGAACATAATAAGCCCGAAATGGTGTTACCGTTGACCAATAAATCACGGGCTAATCAATTAATCACACAGGCTAATCAAATTGTAAATGGTAGCAATGGCAGCCAAGTTGCATCTGCTAACAGCGAAAGCAATGATAAGCTTGATAAACTAATCAGCTTAATGTCCGCCATTCTAGGCAACATGGGTAATGTACAAGCCGTCATTGCTAAATCAGACGTGGTTAATGCCGTTAAATCGGATAATAAGACAGCTTCACAATATTCACAAATGATGGGGTACTAATCAAAGGGTTGTCCTTAATTGGACACCCTTTTTACATAACTAAACTTAAAAGGAGGTTAAATCGTGACCTTACAACGAGATGATTTTGAATATGCTGGCTTAAATAGCCGGGACGATTTACAAGTTGAGATGGGTAATGTGGTGCTACCCAGCGCACCAGCCATGGCTGAACAAGTTACTGACATACCAGCCATGTATGGTAATCAGTTTAATGGTACTAACTTTACCAGCCGAACGATTAGTATACCGGTATCTATTTACTGCGCTGATAATCAAGACAAATTTAATCAGACAATGCACAATTTAAGTGGGTTGCTATTAAGCGATGACCCTATGGATAATGGCAAAGAATACCCACTAGTATTTGGCTTTGAACCTAAGGTGACGTATTGGGGGCATATTACCGCAATTAGTGATCCAGCCCCAATTAACCCGGGTATGTATGACATGACACTTACGATTACATTTGTGCAGTCTGATCCCCGAGCAACCCTGCCACAGGTTGAGAAGCCCTTAAATAATGGCTTAAATACAATCACTGTTGATGGTACCGCACGAACAGCCCCAGTTATTCAGGTTGTGCCTAAACGACCATTAAAATACATTGGTTTCGATCTTAATGGCGGTCAGTTTGGCTTAGGACCTGAATCACCGGAAGACCAAGCTACTGCTGTTCAACCCGATATTAGTGTGCTTAATGACCCTGTTGCCAGCATGGCAATGTGGACTAATGACGCTAATGCCATTAGTGGTATTAAAACCGATGATAATTACAAGTTTCAAGGAAGTGCTGAAATTAATAACGATACATCGGTAATGAAAGTGGCAATTGTGAATGGCAAAAAAGATTTTGGTAAAATACCAGCCGCTCAACAAGGTGCACCGTGGATAGGCCCAACTTATCGGTATACTGGGATGACTCAGGCTTTAACCAACTATCGTGTTCGTGCTGGATTACATCACATGCGATACACTGGTACGCATAACGGGCGGGCAATGGGAAAAGTACAATTGTCATTACTCGATGCCAGCGGTAACATGATTGGACGGTTCATGATTGGTGACCGCATGCAAGGTGGTAAAACCTATGTAACACTGCAACTGTATAAGCCGGGGACTGCGTTTAAAGATGCTCACAAAACACTTTACTGGGGTTATGGCCCGAGTGGTGCATTTGCTAATAAAAAAGACGAAAAAGTTAAGATTAAAACTGGAAAAATCACTAAAACAGTGACTAAAACCAGCAGGTCTAAGCGTGGCAAAGTAACGAAAAAATCAATTAAAAAAACCGTTGATAAGTATGCGACAACCGTTAACAAAGAAGAAAGTAACTGTTTAACCAATGCTTGGGTTTTCATGGACTTGACAAAATCCGGCAATGTTTATACATGGGAACTACACCAATATAGTCTTTATACTGGACAGCCTTACTATAATCGAAACAAATATTTAATTGCGAGCGGACGTTGGGTAGATACAAACAATGAATACGAGGCAGCCTTAGGTGGATTTGGTCAAACATTTCTAAAAAACCCTATCACAGAAGACTTTAATAAAGTATCATACATGGCTCCGTATATGACTCTCACCGATTTGAAAGTCTGGAACCATAAACAGCCAAAATCGACTGAACCTACTTATATTGCTAATGCAGGGGAAGAAATTGTCATGGATTGTGAGACTGATACTGTGACCGTCAATGGACGCTTGGTATCACCGGTATGGTCAACTGATTATCCGCAATTGAAGCCGGGGGTAAATGGGTTGACTATGGTCGGCGATATAGACGACGCTCAAATGACGCTTAAATACCTGCCAAAACTATTATAGTAACATAAGGAGGCTACGATGGCTTTAACCAATCAATATTTAATTCTAAATCCAAGTTTGAAACGGATTGGCACTCTAACCGTTGATGGTGCTACTAAATTTTCAAACGACAGCGTTAAAATTCAACTTGCTGATGCAGACACAACTAGTACATCCTACGATGACGATGCCAATGTAGGAACTAAAGACAGTTACACCGGCACTATTAATTTGAATGCTCAGTCTAAAAAGTTCGATCATCAAGGATCATTAGACGTGCTTCAAGGCCAACCTGATTCGGACAAAGTAGTTGCTGGCAACAATCTTGCTTATTATGATGCCTTGTCGGGACACTGGTATGTGATGCACATTTATAGTGTTGATGAAAATAATACATCGGCTACTAAGCATGTCACAACCGCTAACTTTACTAATTTGTGTCTATTCACGTTGGCTCATCATTATCCAGTTGCTATGACTGAGTCAAGTACAGATATCAAGTCAGCATTTTCTAGTGTGTTCAGTGATACCGGCTGGACGCTTAAATTTAATACAACTAATTCAATGACTCCACATATCTCAATCGACGGAAAGACTAAAGCTTCAGCACTATTACAAACACTATTACAAGCCTATAACGTGGAAGTTGATTGCTACGTTGAGATTGACTCACAAGGCAATGTTCAATCGAAGACTTGTGAAATTGTTGACCAGTTGAATATCGACAAGGTTTATAACGAAGCAATCTTCGGTAAAAATATCACTAGCATTAAACGCACAACCGTTTCAACACCGATTACCAAGCTGATCGCTTATGGTGCTAACGGTAGTACCATGGCTGCTGCTAATGATGGAAAAGTTTACATTGTTGATGATGAGGCTAATCAGCAGTACAACCCTGATTGGCAAAGTGGGCTTTATTATGAGGGTGTTATTACTGCTAATACCATTGACCACGCGGCTGGTTTAAAGTCGTGGGCTGAACAGATGTTACAGCTTTTCAATCACCCGAGAACATATTATGAGGTTAATGTAGCACCAACTTTTAACCCACCATTAGGTGCTACCATTCGATTTAAGGATGACAAAATCACGCCAGTCCTAGATGCCAGTGGCCGGGTAATCCAACGAACAATCAGCTTTGCCAATCCGTATGGTAATACCGTTGGTTTTGGTGAATATGTCACGGTGCCAGTTGCCACGCCAGCTTGGTTAGTGGGGTATCAAAGTGCCATTAGTAGTGCCCTTGAGAAAGCAAGGGAGAACGCTAGCTCGGTTAAACCGGTTGCTTTGACTCCCGATGGTAACAACTTCACTGATCCCCGCCAGACAAAACGGTTAATCTTACAGGCTTGGGAAGGTAGCACTAATATTTCAGCCTATATTGATAGTAAGGGGTTTATTTGGCGTCGTTATAATACCGACGGCACCCTTGATACTAGTTTCAATCAAACTGGATATTTATTACAAGCACCCTATAGTGCTGTTGGCACGCTGCACGGAACTATCGAGACCAGTTACATTCAAGATGAACCAGAAATTAAGTTACAAACCAGTGCTATTAGTAGCTTAGGTAGTTTTGCCACAGACGATAGTACACTAGGAATAACTGGCGCAGCACAATATATGTGTCCTTTGAGCAACGGTCAGTATATAACTAGCCGATCAAATGCAAATAACGATGTTATGTTTGTCTTACATGACGCTAATTTTAAGCCAATTAGTAAGATGGTTATTTCACAAGGTGGGCATGGAGCTAGTTTTTCAATCGAAGAAGTAAATGGGACTGTTTATATTTGGTACGCAGTCAAGTCTAGTTCAAGCACTGACCAATTTTCAATTAGCCGGATACCATACCTTGCTAATGTGACCCTAAGCAATGATGATAATCGTATTACACGTTTTTGCACTGTTAATCGTTATATAAGAATCAATGTTGATTTCAAACATGGATATGTATTGTGCAGTTACTTTCGTGGTGAACAGAATGTACTACGACTCGATGACGTTAAACAAGGTAATTACAATATATTATATAGTTTTGACGCAACCAACTATGGGTTTAACCCGAACCAGCAAACCTATCAATCACAAGGTATTGACTTCCCATACGTGTACTTCCAATCGGGTGATTACAACATGAAAGACCCACGTATGGTGTACGCAGTTAATGTTGTTCATGGTGGGCAAGAGTTTGCTTCTAACTACTTGCTGGATATGGACTTAGGGTTAACCGATGACGTTGCTGAGCCTGAAACCTGTAACATTATCTATAATAATCAGACTAATCAGTCGGAACTATTGGTTACCTTCAATTGTAGATACCAAGGCAATTCTTTAGAACGTGCCTTCGTAATACCAATCAAAGAACGTTTGCCAATGACTGCGAAGGGAGATGAATTGAATGGCTGAATCTAACCCAACTCAGGTCATTCTAACAGATGATGGCCTCAAAATTATCAAGGCACAAGATACAGCAAACGAAGTGGCTGGTAATATTAACGACATTAATAGTGATAACAAGCTTACCCCTACTGAAAAGCTAAAATTAAAGCAGGAATATGATAAAGATTCAAAGCTCTATGCAATTGATGCATCACAGCTACAATCTGCTGGTATACCAACCACTGAGTTAGATTCTGCTTTGAGCAATTTAACGAATTTTGTAACCCCGTTGTTCAAAGAAATGAATACAACTTCAACTGTAGACAGAGGTGCTTTAGATAGCGTATTTACAGCGTTTGCTACGGCAGATAAGAATGCTTCTCAAGCTTTTGCAAACAAGGTTCAACAAGTAGCAGACGATGCTAAAAAGGCTGGAGACGATGCAAAGCAAGCTGGCGAGGAAGCACAAGAAGCAGGGCAGGAAGCTAAAGCATCCGCTGAACAAGCTAAAACAGACGCCACTCAAGCGAAAGCTGATGCCCTTACCGCTCAACAAAAAGCACAATCTAGTATTGACCAACTAAACGCTCACTTACCAGATATTGATACAGCATTAAGCACCGCTAACCTAGTTAAGCAAAGTGTTACTAAGCTAAGCAATACTACAGAACAATACCACAATGAGTACACTACAGGAATTCAGAATGTGATTAAGACAATTGATGATATTTCAATCGGTGGGACTAACTTGGTTATTAATTCAGGATATCCAACAGGAACTGAACATTGGACAGAAGGTGGAGGAGCAAAAAATGTGTTCAGAGTTGCTAAACATGCTTTTTATCATAATGGAACGGATAACACTTTCAATTTAATTAATCAAGGCAAACAAGCTAGTTTAGAATGTTATGCATCTTCGGAAAGGTTTTCAGTAAAACCGAATACGCAATACAGTCTATCTTTTAAAGGTTTTGCTTCAAGTAACGTTCCAAGTATGGATGTTTGGTTTTTGGGAAGGAAATACAGCTCAACTTCTTCAACAGGTTACGATAAGGCAATATTGATTATTGATAATAAAGTGCTATCACCATCACAAGTAGATACAGTGCAAGTGGTATTTAACACTGGCGATTGTGAAGAAGGGTATCTTAGATTTGATAATAATGGGTCATCAGATGGGAATGATAGTAGTTTATACTTCACTGAAATAAAAGTAGAACAGGGGACACGTGCTACTGATTGGAGTTTGTCACCGTTAGATACGGCTACAGGCACGGAGTTTGACCAACTAAGCAACGCAATTAAGCTAAAAGCCGATTCTAGTGATGTAACCTCACAAATCAATATAGCTACTAAAGGTATTCAAAGCGACGTAACAAACAAAGTTAGTGATTTAAATACCAAAATTAGTCAAACATCGGACGCAGTTCAGATTTTGAATACTACTAGCGGTTTAAGAAATTTAGTATACAACTCAAGTTATGCCAATAATGCCGAAGGCTGGAATATGTTTAACCCAAATGGATATCTTTCAACGCTGGCGGTTTCGTCTTATAACGGTTCACCGGGGTTTGGTGTTAGTGTTTCGGGAAAAAGTGCTTCAGCTTGGACAGAGTTTGGAGAATCAAAACATTATGCATTACCACAACCTGATGTAGTAGCTGCGGAGAATACCTATTCAGGTAGCGCTATGATTAAAATGTACGATGATTCAGACAGTACAGCAAAATTATCGGTAGTTATTGCTTATTATGATAAGAATGGCGCACGCATTAGCTGGAAAGACATGTTTGCTACCTATGATTCAAAGAATGTTTGGAAAGAAGTTAAATTTGAAAACTTCCCTGTTCCCCAAGGGGCATATTCAATCGGTATACAATACTGGGCTTATGGTTCAAAAGTTCATGGCATGATTGCCCAGCCTATGATTGTGTTTGGACCAAAGATTGGACCATATAATCCAGATGCTGTAAGTCAATCAGATATCACGGCTTCTATTAATAACGTCCATTTAGGCGTTAAGAATGCGGACGGTTCCACATCTACTTTCAATATGAATGGTAATACTATCTTGATGGATACTGCTCAAACAGTCATTAACGGTAAGACGAGCATTTTAGATGGAACAATTGATACAGCTAAGATTGCCAATGCTGCTATCAATACAGCACAGATTGCAGATGGTGCGATTAATAATGCTAAGATTGCAAATGCAGCTATTGATGATGCTAAAATCTCAAACTTGAACGGTAACAAGATTATTGCTCGAAGCATTGCAGCTAGTAAGATCAATGTTGACGACTTAATTGCTAACGGTATTAATACTAAAACATTAACTTCGGTTAATTTGAACACAAGTACACTGACAACTCCTGAACTTGACCTTGGATTAAACGGAACATTTACCGAAGATTTTGATTACACGCAAAATGCTTCAATGTTCTTACCAAAGAAGAATAAAGGAACATTGACCTTTAACCATGGTGTACTTCAATCTGAGGGTACTATGCAAACTTATGTCAACGGTCAATGGGGTGGTATGAATGATAGCCTAGTATTTCAATCTGGAATCAGCAATGCACAATGGACTGAACTTGCGCCGGGGTATATAAAGATGGACTTATGCAAGCAAGATGGTTCAATCGGTCAACGTATTTATGCCGACCCGACTGGTTTTTATTACACTTCCGCTACAGGTAATAAGTCTTATCTAGGTAATGTTTTACAAACTGGACAAGTTCAAACTCCTAGTTTAATAGGTAAATATATTGGGCCAAGTGCTGGAGTAAATCTTCTACAGATTGGCAATAACGGTAACGATTATGGGTTACAGGTTGGTTCCTATGCTGGAAGTGAAGCTGTATTGAGTGATTTCATTTACAACTCTACAACAAGTACTTCTAGTAATGTACGTATAACAGATCATGGACATCTTATGCGCACCACATCTGCTTCTAAGTACAAATACAACATTAAAAATCCTGAAATTGAAACAACCCTGGGTGATAGATTGCTAAATGTTCACATGGCTACATGGAATGATAAACATGCAGTGGATATGTATGCAGAGCAACTAAACACGGGGGAAGAAAGAGAAAAGATTACAATTGATAAATACTATGGTCTTATTGCTGAACAGCTAAGGGACGCAGGTCTAGACATGTTTGTTGATTATGGTAAGAACCATGAAATTGAAGGTATACAATACGATAGAGCATGGATTCCGCTTTTGTCGGTGGTTAGAAGACTAAACGATAAAGTAAATGAATATGAGCTTAGATTAAGTAAATTGGAGGGAACAAACAAATGAACAGCTTACAAATAACAACAATCACTCTAGCTAACAATGATGATTTGGGAAACGGTGTAACTAAACGAAAAATTGGTTATACAGGTTCTTTCCCAGATGGAACACATACCGAGGGATTTATTTTACTAAGTGAAGACGAGTTCTTAAAAACTAATTTTTTTGATTTAACAAAGATTATTGGAAATAAATTAATTAATAACTTAGGAGGACAAGTCGGTGGAAAGTAATAAGACTAAACAAAATGAAGTTGAAGAATTAAAAAGTCAATTAGAGACAGAACAACGCAACAATAAAATTTTACAAGAATTAGTATCTGACCGTTTAGCTCGTGTTAACCAATTAGAAGTAGAAGTAGCATCATACAAAGTTATGCTATCAGAACAAAGCAAATAGGAGGAAGACAAACATGGCATTATCAACTAATCAAAGTATTTCATTAACTGGTGTATCAACAATCAACGGTCAACAGGTGGCAACATTCTCGACTGTAGTATCTAAAGGATTATCATACACATCGGTATCAACACAAATTACAAGCCAAGACTTATATGAAAATAACAAGGCTGAGGTACGCAAAGATCGGGATGATTTTCAAACGGTAGCCGATAAATTATCTGATAGCCTAGATTCAAGTTCCGCTAATAGTACTGCACAAACAGCTTAACAAATAAAAGGAGGAACATAAAGATGGCAAAAACGCTTAGTTTTACTGATACTTCGCCACAAACGGTAAAAATTGGCGATACTACTACCAGTTTCACATTAATTTGTGGCAATGATAATGTGGCTACTGATTTAACTAATGTTACTTCAATTACCGCTAAATTGGGAAATTCTAGTGGCTATCTTAAATCAGCCACTATTGACCCAACCAAGTTAACGGATCCAACGACTGGTCAAATTATGCTAGCTTTAACAGCAGATTTAATGGCCGGATTAAAAGCAGGAGACTATCAGCTAGAAGTATGGGTGGTTGATAGTACCGGTACTTCAATTTACCCTAGTGAGTCAACGTTACAGTTCCAAATTAATAATAGTCTTGAATAGGAGGCAAATAATTGAATAAACGCAAATTAAGGGCACTCATCTTAATGTTGGGTGCTATTTTTATGGCCTTTTTTATGGTCAATACTACTAGTCATGCTTCAAATATCCGCAGCCAAGGAGTCGACTGGTCTAGGTATCAAGGATATAGCGGAGTAAAAGGCTATAAGAATGATCAGTTTGCCATTGCACAAGTTGGTGGATCCTACGGTGGAACATTCATTAACCAAGCTACATACAACAGCCAAGTTGCTAGTGCCAAGAGCATGGGAATGCGAGCTCATACTTATATATGGTATGGAGTTGGAGGTAGTGTACAACTCGGACGAGAATGTTTGAACTACTACTTGCCACGAATTAAAACACCAAAAGGCAGTATTGTAGCACTAGATTATGAAGACGGTGCAAGTGGCAGCATTAAAGCTAACACAGACGCTATTATTGCTGGTATGCAACAGATTAAGAACGCTGGATATACTCCAATGTACTACAGTGATAAGCCATACACACTGGCACACGTTGATTACAAGCGCATTGTGCAAAAGTTTGGTACATGCCTTTGGATGGCAGCATATCCCGATTATTTAGTTCGTAGTACACCATACTGGGGAGTCTTTCCAGCAATGGATGGCGTGGCAATTTATCAATTCACTTCAACTTATGTTAGAGGTGGATTAGACGGTAACATTGATTTAACCGGAATTACTAAATCAGGCTACACGACTACTAGCAAGAAACAAGCTCAAGCCAGAGCTAACAAGACTCAAGCAGCTAAGGTTATCAAATACGACCAGCGAGGGATATTTTATCCTAATCGGACACTAGCTGTTCATTACACGGATAACGATAAATCTAGACAAGTGGCTACCTATCATAAAGGTGAGAGTGTAATTTATAATGCGGTCATCATCGAACATGATTATGTCTGGGCACGTTATACTCGTTCAAACGGACAATATGGCTTCATTAAGCTGGGTGTCAACAACGGGCCAGCCTACGGAAAGCGAGTTATTAATCAATCAGTTAGTCATACGTACTACACTGTTAAATATGGTGACAGTTGGTGGACAATCGCACAGCGCTATGGCCTAAGCATGAATACCTTAGCTAGTCGTAACGGCAAGTCAATTTACACTATGATCTATCCTGGACAGCGATTGGTGGTGCGGTAATGGTGCAATACGATGATACAACTAAGCTATTAATGGATATTCAAAAGGACGTGACCACCACCAAAACGAAAGTTGAGAACATCGAAGAAAAGTTAAATCAAGTTGACGATATTGGCAACAAAGCAGAAAAGGCACTAGCCAAATCAATTGAGGTCGAACATGAGATAGGACGGATTACTCAGATTCAGAATTGGGTTATCGGTGTCTTGATTAGTGGCGTGCTCGTCACGTTAGTTATTTATATTTTAGAAAAGTATTTATAGGAGGATATTATGAAAAAAATTAGTTTTAAGAATGCTGACGGAAGTTTAAATGGTAAATTAATTGCTGGAATTATTTCACTATTGATTGTGTTAATTCAGCAAGTGTTGGCTGCATTTGGTATTAAGTTTACCGGTGACTGGTCAGCCATTGCAGGAATTATTAACACGGTTCTAACTATCCTCGGTATGTTAGGAGTAGTTACTGACGTTGAAACAGTGACAGCACCAACAGCTTACAGTGACGAGGAAAGCCAAGTTGAAGCGACTGCTAATAAGGTTGCTAATGAAATGCAAGCACCAACATCCGCAGCTGCTACAGTGAATAGTTCTGCAGCTTCTGAAACTGAATCCACCTCACAAGCAAGTCAAAAATAGTATAATTAATCCCCTGCGCTTCGGCGTGGGGGATTTTTTGTATTTAACTATTGACAGGTGTCATATATAACATTACATTATGGTAACGAGTCTGATAAAGAAAAGAGATAATGTTAAATGTTTGGAAATTTATTAAAGTTACTAGGTTTAAGTCGTTGGTATCACCATGAGCAACATGCAGATAAATCAAACGCCCGTAAAGCTAGTGGCCAATCATCCTTTAGTTATAATGATTTCAAAGGATTGCGCAAGTTTGCATTCTGGTTATTTGTGTTCAGCATAATTTTTAATTGGGGCTTTGTTGGTGCAGTTAGTTTGATTGCATGGTTAGCCATGTGGGTTGTTAGCCTGCTATTTTAAACAGCGTTAATTAAATGTCGCCCCGTAACTCGTCAAAGTTACATTCGGGGGTTTATTGATAGGAACAGAACCGGGTCGCAAACTACGCAACGTACTGGTTATCTAGGAACATGTGCTGATAATGGATCAGTTTCTGGTTACGATAACTTTGCTGGAATGCTAGGAGAACCTTTGGATAGCTTACAGATTCACATTAATGACAATAATAAGTATTAATATAGAGTGTGTTTTATTTGAATATTTAAATTTAAAATGTTAGAGTTATTTCACCCCCAGGATTTTGAACATTATATCGAAACCCTGTTAAAAAGCCTGTTCAGTTTAAATGCTGAGCAGGCTTTTTTTGCTATGGCGAATAAGATTATAAAATGTACTGTAAGTAATTTATATTTACGCTATATCAGTATTTTATGT